CGGGGCAGCTGCTACAGGGCACGGCGATTCAGCGCCAGTATTACACCATGTCGGAGATGGTCAAGACCGATTGGCAGGCGCTGAAATCAAACCCGGATCATGACGCGCGCGACAAGCTCAAGCCTGCCCTGCTCAACAAGTACCGCGAATACTTGCAAGAGTACATAGCGGCGCTGGAGAACCATGACAACATCGTTTTATTTTATTGTCTGGTGTGGGCGTGTGATTGTGAGCAATTTGATTGGGCGCTGAGCCTGTGTGATTACGCCGTAAAAACAAAGCAGCGTAGCGACGTTTTCCGGCGCGGTCATGAGGATTTCACTGCCGACGCAGTGATGAAGTTTTGTGAACAGCCTCAAAACAAGGGCGTTAAATTGCCGGAAGTGTTCTGGCAGGTTTTCGAGCGGATTAAAAGCGGGCAATGGACGGTGTGCGGCACATTTGCAAGCCGCTTTTATAAACTGGCCGGGGACGAAGTATCAGCCACGGAACCGCGCCTGGCGCTGGGCTATTTTGAGCGGGCGCATAGCCTAAATAACACTGTGGGCGTGAAGGGCAGAATCGACGCGCTGACTAAACAATTATCTTCCTGAGGATTTAAAACATGGCACGTAAAAAAATGCAGTCCTACAAAACGGCGGCGGCGGTGGCGATTCCTGAAGCGCTGACTTCTTTGTTGGCCTTTAGTGTTCTTGGCTACCAGCGCTTAGTTTTTTCGCTGACCGTGGCCGATAACGCATTGGATCAGTTTGCCATCAAAGTTAAAAACCACGGTTCCGCACCGCAGATTACCTTGTACAGCGCAGCGGGTGATTTTACCGGCCCGGCGGGTTTGATCTTGGAGGCCAGCGGTGATTTAACCGCGCAGGCGGTGGGTTCAGGGCTATTCGTGATGGACGTGGCCGGGCTTGACCATGTCGAAGTTTTAGCAGCATCCGGCAACGTGGCGGGCTCAAACGTGCTCGCTTGGGCCATGCTGCAATAAAGGCCTTTGCCGGGGCAGTCGCTTATGTCGGCAAAGCACACCTAATCATTGATTGATCTAAAGGTGCTTTTTTGACATAAGCGCACTGTTTTTTTATAAAAACAATCAGGTATTTATATGTTAACGGCATCCATTGTAAAACTCATTTCCGGCAAATTAACCAACAATTTGCGCGCCGTGCGCTGTGACGAGGACGGCAATCTAAAAACCATTCTGACCGGCAGCGAAAGCGGCCACTCCCAAACGGTCACGATCACCCGCCCTGCTGATACCACGCCCTACACCGCCAATGACGCCATGGGCGACACCAACGGCAGCGCCATTTTAGCGTTTGCCGGCCTGGCTAAATCCGGCGGCGGCGAAGTCATGATCACCTCGATCGAGATGCAAATGGACATCAGCGGCGTTATTTCCGGCATGTCCACCTACTACCTGCATTTGTACAATGCCGCACCGGCGGCGATTGCGGATAATGCCGCGTGGGACTTTGCGACCGCTGACCGGGGTAAATACTTGGGCAGAATCCCTTTGTTTGGATTAGTCGATTTAGGCGGCACACTGTTTGCCGACAATGACAAGATCAACAAACAAATCAAACTGCCCGGCACGACGCTTTACGCGGTGCTGCAAACCGTGGGCGGTTTTACACCGGCTTCCGGCGCAGTGACAAAAGTCACGATCCACACGGTTGATGTGTAATGAAAGCGCGGCACTCAGAGCCTAGGCTGTTACTGCATGTAAGCGGCAAAGGCGGCGTGATGCTAAATGCCAGCGGCTACTATTCGCTGAATGATAGCCGCACAAGCGCAGCCAACTACGTGGACGAGCAAGGCGTGCTGCAATCCATGGACGCAGCCATGCCGGTCTACGAAAATGGCGCGGTGCGTTTTGAGCCAACAGCGATAAACCTTGTTTTGCATTCACAAAATCACTCAACATGGACGGCGATCGGCGTGCCGGGGATTGTCAGTGCAGATAAAAACTACGGACTGTTAACACTGGATAAAATTAGCGATGACGGCGCTGACGCGCTGAATGGCTATTCGCAGGTAATCGCATTCACCGGCGATGCGCAAAAATCCATTTCTGTGTTTATCAAAAAAGGCACGGCTACCAAGAGTTTAATCCGCTTGCGCGACACTACCGCCGGCGCAAATCTTTTAAGCGCAGAAATCACCTGGGCAGGCACAACGCCTGTTATCACCATGCTGGCCGGTACGGTTGAAAAATCCGCTGTTGCGCTGGCTGATGGCGTGTGGCGATTGCATCTTTTAAGCACCACGGGCACGGCAGCAAATACAAACCAGCTTGAAATTTACCCGGCTACCGATGACGCCTTAGACATTGCCCAAACCGGCGATATTTACGCGGGCGGCTGGCAGGCGGTAAACAGCAATTTTGCATCCAGTTACATCCAGACGGCGGCAGCGACAGCAACACGGAACTTAGATGCCTTGACAGTATCAAGAGCCAGTTTTGCACCAGATACCCGTGCAGGCATTATTTTGATGCGCATAAAAACCACGGCTGACCATGGCGGAGCTGAATGCAAGCTGTTACATGCTGACAGATACCTGGGAAAGCTGCTTATTGCCACGAGCGGCGGTGATATTGCCATCAATGAATATTCAGGGTCTACGCTTTTAAACACGGCGACAGCGAGCCTTGGTAGTTGGGTTGCCGGTGATGAATTGCTTATCGCGGCCTGCTATGACGTGCGGGCGCACATGATGTCCGTGCATGTTAAAAAAAATAATGAGGATTGGGCTGATTCTCCCAACAGCGTATTTAATACCGGTGTTTTAATCTCAGCAGACCCCTATCGTTTTTTCCAAAGCTATGCCCGCAGCATCAGCCTCATCGGCTGCAAAATATTTGACGGCAGTTTGTCGCTAAACGATGCGCAGCGCTGGGTAAAACAACGGGCGCAAGCAGAGGCTTTATGATCAGCGCAAGCGGCAGCGGTAAAAAGGTAAAAGTCGAGGCTTACGAAGGCGATACCGTCAATATCAGCCTAAATTGGTTAGATGCGGCAGGTGTGCAGATTAATTTGTCTGGCTACTCGGCAAACATGCACATTAAGCGCCTGGCCGGTGACGCATTGCCTTTGGTGAGCCTGAGCAGCCAGGAATCTGGCATCGTGTTGTCTGCTGATTTAGCGGCAAACATTGCCATTGAAATCAGCGCTGCACAAACCAACAGCCTGGGGGCTGGGCAATTTGTATTTGATTTAAAAATGACCGACCCCAGCGGCGACATAGAAACCGTGTTAGCCGGATCGTTACAGCTGAATAAGTCGGTTACGCAATTATGACCAGTCAAGTGGTCGTCATCAACGGCGAAAATAATGTGCTTGAAGTGCAGCAGGACTCGCCCCTTATTACTGTGTCTGAAGTGGGCACACAAGGCGCGGCGGGAGCCAAAGGCGACACCGGAGACACTGGCCCCGCAGGTGCGGCAGGTGCAAATGGTTTGGATGGCGCACCGGGAGCCAAGGGCGACACAGGCCCCGCAGGTGCGACAGGTGCAAACGGTTTGGATGGCGCACCGGGAGCCAAGGGCGACACCGGCGACACTGGCCCAGCAGGTTCTGGAGGAGCAACCAAAGGACAATTCAGCTTTTTGTTAGGTAATGGGCAAGACACCATAGCATTAGGTGTACAAGCTGCCCTAGTCAGAGTTGCTTGTAACGCAACGATAACGGGATGGTCTGCGTATTCTGTTGATGGCACGGTTTGCTCTATCGCTATTGATTTATGGAAAGACACCCACGCAAACTATCCGCCAACAGTAGCAGACAGCATCACAGGCAGCGCAAAACCCGCCATATCCAGCGGCACAAGCGCGGAATCCACAACATTAACGGGCTGGACTACTGCCGTTACGGCTGGTGATTTGATTAAATGCAATGTAGACAGCAACACTGGCGCTAAATTAGTACAAATTTTTGTTGATTACACGGCAAGTTGATATGGCTATTAAAACCACATTTAAGTTTATAGGCGCAGACCATCCTACGTTAGTTTTTGGGGATTTGCTGAACAAAACGACCGGTCAACAGCACTATACGGCTGAGCGCGTTGATTACTGGTGCGACCAAAATATTGTTGAAAACACCCCTGCTGAGTTTAAGCTAGTCGGAACAGTGGAAGTCTAACATGGCGATCACAGCTTATAACAACTGGCGGGCGAGGAATGACGGCAACCAGCTTAACGGCTGTGGCTTTGACCCTTCACTGACTACAAACATGCTTGCCGACGGTGCGGCAACCAGCGCAAACACGGCAAGCCCGGTTTTTTCCAGCGCCAGCTATGCATTTGTAACCGGTGACGTAGGCGCGGCGGTCTATGTGGCTTCAGGCACAAACTGGGTTGCTGGCTGGTATCCCATTGTCTCGGTCAATGCCGGTGCTGCTACGCTGGGTGCGGCTGTATCAACGATTTACGACAGCGCTATTACTGCCGATAATTACAATTTAACTACGGCAGGCTGCGCTTCCGTTGCCAGCCCGACCGGGGCTAAGTGGAGCATTGACTACTCATGGCAGGCCGCGGCTATTTTGTCGTTGTCGGATTTGACAAGCACGGCAAGCACCACAGTAACCAGCGCCACGGGCGGGTTTGGCAAGAACATGATCGGCAATATCTGGCGCATGGCCAGCGGTACAGGCGCGACTACCGGCTATTACGCCCTGGTCAATGTGACCAATACCAACACAGTCACGTTTGACCGCGTGAGCGGCACTTACACGGCAGGCGTGGGCAAATTAGGCGGCGCGGCTCCCGGCCTTATTAATTTTGCTACGGCTGGAACAGTATTGCCGACGCCAACAATAGCTAGCCCTGTTGTAGCGGGCAATATGGTATGGATGCGTGGTGCGGGTTCTGACGCCCCCAGTGCAGATGACTGGGATTATTCGGCAGGATACTACACGCTAAAATCGGCGGCATCTGACCAAGAGCCGTTTTGTAAACTGTTTGGGTACAACGGGCGGGTGCAAATTGGCCATAGTTGCCCCGCCTTATCTTTAAACGGCTGGCATGTATCTAACATTAAGGCTGTCGCAAGGGCAATCACGCTTAATGCGTCCTATGGTTTTGTGTACTCTTCAGGAGTGACTAAGATAAGTAACGCCGTTATTGATACGGCTGGCTTCGATCATCAAGCATTACACCAATTTGCAGAAATAAGTTACGTCATAATCACAAATTCAGGCGTGACTACCGCAGGAACCAAACAGGCCATTGAAGCCAGCCCTCACAAGGACACGATTATTGCCAACTGTTACATAGAGAACCAGCGTGGCGGGTTTTTAAATTCAAACTCTAATACGTCAGTAATGGCCGAAAATGTCATTGTAAGCGGTTCAAAAGGCACGGCTGAAGTTGTTTTGAGCAATTCGTATGTCAATGCACTATTGCTGAAAAACTGCACTTTTGTTAACGGGGCCGGTGATTTTGTCGCGCCTGGCGGCACACGGGCATCAAAAACCATCATGGTTGAACGCTGCATCATTACCGGATACGTCGGCGTGGGAAAATACGTTTTTAAATTCTCAGGCTCAACAGTTTACAATGATCGCCTAGTTGCTGGACATATTAAAAACAACTTGCTTTACAACAATACGGCAAATTATTTGAACCTAAGCGCAGGCGTTGGCGATGTTTATGCTAACCCAGCATTTGCAAATTCCGGCACATTGGATTTTGGCGTGGGCGCAAACGCAAAGGGGGCTGGAAATGTTATCTACGGCACTGCAACAACAAATTATGTAGATTTTGGCGCAGCGCAACGCAAAGAGCCAGTGCCGGGGCCGATAGCCATAGGGTATTCGTCATGATTCAAGACGTAGCCGCAGAAAAAATTATCGATTTGGGTTCCGTGGGTGCCATGCTGATACTGGCATGTTTGGCGATTGCCTGGCTGGCCAAGGTTTTTAAGCAAACCACCGAAGACCATACCAACAAAATCATTGAAATAACGGCAAAACACGCCCAGCAGATCGACGAAAAAGACCGTGCTTATAGCGCCAGCATTAACGCGATCGTGGCAGAGTTCAAGGAGGAACGGCTGGAAATGGCCATTCAGCACGCCCAGGAGCGCAAGGACGTGATGAAAGTCCTGTCAGATAACACGGCAGTGCTGCAAAACCTGTACCACGCGATTGAAAAACGCCAAGAAATCGAGCTACGAGGCTTACAACGATGAACCCATACACTGGCAAAAAGACCCTGGCCGCCACGGACGATCTAGGCAATGATGGTTTTTGGCCGGATTTAAACGCGGGCACGTTTGCGGAACAGTACCGCATACCCAGTGAGTACAAAGACCCAGTATTTATTGACCGGCTCACGCTGGCGATAATCGACATTAACGCGCAATTACAGGCAGTCAAAGCGCTGTTGATCAATGATTATCTGAGCTTGCCGCATTACTGCGCAGTTAATGTGGAGCAAATCGCCGGTGTGGACGTGCTGATAAAAAAATATGAAGAAGCCGTGTTCAGCAAGGCCAAAGCGCTGCTGCTTAAGCAATTTCTTACCATGGAGCGCAAAGCCGAAGCGGAAAATTTAGCCAAGGAAGCGCCGGAAACAGAAAGCTACTGGCTGGAGCGTTCCGCGCTGGCTGTGCAGTTCTTTTTAACCCGATTTTTAACCGATGCCGATACCGGGCAAGCGCCTTTGTCGGCAGGCAGCATGAAGGCAACAGTGATATGAGAAAACTTGCGGCTTTGGTGGCTTACATTATTGAACAACTGGACTTCGTGGCGGCTGAAAATGTGCAGTCATTTCATGTGATCGAGCAGTACAAACCCAGCGGCGATTATGTGCGCTGCAAAAGCACTGAGGGTGTGTGTTTGTATGATCAAGTGTATCTGGCGGTGATTAATATCGAGCGCCTGCCCGCTGAAGCCTGCCCGCCTGAGCTGATTTTCGGGCTGTTGTCCTGCTGGATTATGGAAAATGACCCGCATCGGCACAGGAACAGCATAGACCGGGACGCCAATGGCGCATTAATCCCATTGGAACTGCCCAGCATCAATACCGTGCTGGAAAGTGAAAGCACGGTTTCTGTTGAGCTAATTGTGCCATTCAGGGAGCCGGTTTTTGGTGTGCTGGATGCGCAAGGGCTGTTTGTGGTCAATGGTAATAAATACCGCTTGGCGGACAGTGCCGACCCGGCTGAACAGTTTGAATACGACTACATCAGCAATTTCTAATGATGACGCTCAGCGGCCAGGCCGACATTCGACAAAAATTGGATCGGCTCAGTACGGTCATGCAAGGCCGGGTTCTGGAAAAAATAGGCGAGCGGGTTGTGTTTAACAGCCGCCGGCGCATTGATGAGCAAACAGATTTAAGCGGCGCGCCGTTTACACCGCGCAGCGCGGGCAGTTCACCGGCACTGCGTAACAAAAAATTATTGCTGGGGCTTAAGTCGCGCTTGCAGGTGCTGAAAGCCGACGGCGGAAGGCTTGAAGTCGGCTTTAGTGACGCAAAAACCGCGCGCATTGCCGCAGAGCAACAGCAGGGCGCAGTAAGGACGAACAGCTTTACACCCGGCAGCGGCTTAAGACCCGCGACCGAGGCGCAGGCGGCGCGCTTAATCATGCTGGGCTTTAAGATTAACGGGCGAAAGCCCACGGTGAGTGACATCACCGGCAAATTCTACGAGCGGCAAGCAGGGGCGATTATTGGCAAACTCAGGCAAGAGCAGGGTTTACCGCGTAGGCAAAATATTTTGCCTGACCGGTCATTCCTGGGTGTAACGGCGCAGGATTTGGAAGAAATCAAACAGATTGTATTTAACGAACTCAACAACATAACAGGCGGGTAGCATCATGGCAGGACAAACTTACCAAGAACAAAGCTTTATCGGCGGCGGCCGCATTAAGCTGAACATTAAAAACGTAGACGGCATTTTTGAAGGCTTTCAGGATGTGGGCAATGCCGACATTTTTGAAATCAAGCCGGAAAACGAAACCAAGGAGCGGGTTTCATTCCGCGCTGAAGACTTCGGGCAGGCATTAGATACCGACATTGCCGCCAAGCCTACAAAAATTAAGCTGGCTTTCGACAATATGACGGCTGAAAACATTGCGCTGGCGCTTTCGGCGACCTTGATCAGAAACAACGGCGCGGCCAGTGGCTCAGTCACGGATGAGGTGCATTATGCGTACCACAACAAGCAAATCAGGCTGAAGCACCGCAATATCTCAAACTTGGTGATTTCCACACCGACGGCGGGCACCGGTGCTTTGTACACGACCGATGATGCTGGCTATGCGGTGGGTGCGAAGGTGATTAACCTCATCACCGGAACCGGCACCATTTTGGAAGGCGGCGCGGTTACTTTTGACGGTGACACTACGCGATACGCAGTGGATGTCGGTCTGAGCGCACCCGGGACGATTACCCTGAAACGCGGGCTTAAAAAGGCGATCCCGGCGGCGGCGACCGATGTGACCCTTGTCGCGGCCATTGCTACGCTGTCAGCCACAACCGACTATTTACAGGACGAAAAGCACAGCCACTTTATTAAAATCCTGGACACAGGATTAATTGCCGACGGCGGAAAAGTTCAGGTTGATTACGATTACGCAGAAGTGGAGCAAAACACGCTGCTGGGCGGTTTGGCCTCGTTTGATTGCATGATCGAGCTGAACGGCATAAACCGCAAAGGCAAGCCGTTCACGGTTTATGCCGACAAGGTAACGATGGCATCAGCCAGCGGCTTTGGCTTCTTGTCCAAAGAGTTTGTAAAAGCGGAAATGGACGGCACGGCCAACGTGGGCGACGATGTCAACTCCCCGGGCTATGGTGTGCCGTACCGTGTTGATACGGATATTGTGGTTACGGCCTAGGGTAGATGATGAAAAATTTTATCCGGGTCACTAATGATGACACGCTTAATTTGTATTCAGCTTTGAAGTCACTAGATACAAATGACGCGCGCCAATGGGAGCGAGGAAAGCCAAGCCTTTCTCATCTTAGGAAAATAACTGGCTTGGCCTGGATAAACCAACGCTTTGTGGATTATGCCAGCGCGCTATTTTGCGATAGCGGCGGCGCAGTCTATGAGCATAAAGACTTTAAATGACCTAAAGCCGCGTCTCCCTACTGATTCGCGGCTTTTTTTATGACGATGATGCGCTTATCAAAAACAATAAAAATAAATAATTCTTTGTGCTGCACAGTGTATGAATTGGCCGTTTGGCAATGGCTGTTTTTGCTGTGGCTGTACGGAGACCACGAGTACCCGACCCACAATGAAGCCTTTATCGCAGAAAATATGAGTAATTTGCTGTCACGGGCTTGGGAAGTGATTGAGTTTGATAAGCCGGGTATGAGTTTAAAAAAGCTCAAGGCCAGCGAAAAAGAAGCGGTTTTGACTTTGTTTATGCAGGTCAACACGGCTTTTTTTAACGGCGGCGATGCCGACGGCTTGCAATCCAGTATGCAATTTCCGCCCACGCAAACCGGATCGGAAATTTATCAGGCCATCAGTGATAACGTGGCGGCCTTGATCGGCAACGGCCACGCCCAGGCGCTGGATTATCCTTTTTCGTTTTATTTGTCCGTCGTGGACATACTGAGCAGGCAAAGCAATGGCTGATTTAGAACTAAAACTAGGCATTACCGCTGACACAGTCAATGCTAAAGCACAGATTGACGACTTCGACACCTCATTGGCTAAGGTATCGGATACGGCTACGGTTGCCAGCGAAGCACTGGGAAGTTTTGAATCAAATGCCAAACGGCCAATTCATACACTGTTCAGCACAAAGAATTATTTTTTTTTATTGTTTTTGAAAAGCG